AGGTCAAACACTTTATCAGCCGCTACCAAATCTGCCACTTCGATTCCAACACCGTAGCCACCGATAATAGCCGAGCCTGTAGATGCACCAATAAACGGAAAGGTGAGTGTAGCTTCACGGTCTGTAATAGTAACATTAACATCAACTGTAGCTGAACTGCCGCCACCAGTGATTGTCTGCCCATCAGTCGGTGCAACACCTGTAAGCAACTGCATCCACAGCTTAGTAGCTGTGGTAGTCGAGTTAATAGCAATCAACTGAGCTGTGCCACCAGTCCACGATAGAGCTTCAAAAGCATTGAATGTACCAGTTGGCGTATCAACTACAACTTCATGTGTGATGCCCCTGAATAGTTCACCCGGCAAACCCCAAAGAGTCTCAGAGTTACCATCACGGGTAAGCCATTTCATACGCTCGAAAAATTCATTGATTGAACGTGTAGGCTGATTGGTATTCCATTCAGAATAATAGAACTCGTCAGAAGTATCATTATCTACGTCAAGGCCAACATAACCCTCAGTAGTTAATGTGATACCAGTCCAACCTGAAACAGTACCAGCAGCCGTTTCATTGTTAAGATCATTTGAATCTTTCAGTGCCAGTACGTTATTACCACGAGAAGTGCCGTTAATCTTAAACTCTGAATAGACATTGCCGAAAGTACGGGTAGTGCCGATTAACCTGCGCCCATCAATATCAGCACCAGTTAATCTGGTAGGCAGCATAAATCGGTGACTGATACCCTGCGCTGAATCAGGGTTTAAACCTATACCAGCTTCATTCCACCAATCATCGGCTAGAACCGCACCGTTTTGAATAATCTGAATCTGTACGTCACCATTGCCAAAGTTCACAATGCCGTCATAGAAACCCTCTGTGCCGCCAGTCCCTTGAGTAATTGATCCATCATAAAGATGTTCAGAAGCAGCGTCATCGATATTGTAAACACCGAGCAACTGGATAAAGTTGTCGGTCTTTCTATCGGCTGCCGCCGGATCAGTGATATCGTATTCATCATCGCCTGCGGACGCGGCATCATCGGAAAAATCACCTAGCCAACGCCTAAACTGAATAACAGTGGCGTACGACGGTGAAGCACCACCATGATCGTCACCGATATATCTTATATTACCGTTGGAACGTGTGATACTCCAATCTGCATCTACCATTGCCATTAGCTATCTCCTTTCAATTTGGTTTGTGTTTTCTGCGCCAACAGAAGTGTTTTACGTTTAAAATAAATATTTGTTGCATACGTCAGTAGTGTAATTGTAATACCTACTATAATTCCGACAATCCCCCATGAGTCAACCGTCAGGCCCATAAAAGTGACCCCTCCTGCACTCATGTAAGTGACTCCTGTTGGGAGATTCACTATCCTTTATCCTCGATGGTTCCAGATAAACCATCCTTTGTTCGAGTGATGTTAATGGTTCTCTTTCCTCCACCATGATTGATATGTATTACCGCCGGTTTCTCCGACTTAACCACTGGTTTTTCTTCCTTGTTCTTCGCTTCTGTCTCCTGTGACTTCACTTGCATCTGAGCAAAGGTGACAGCACTGTCTTGCTCTTGAGCAGCCAGAGCTATCTGGGCATCCAGAATCATCTCTTCACGCTGGAGTTGCAATTTCTGCCATTCCAGTTCCAGCTTGGATAAAGCAATCTTGGCTTCTTCTTGGTTCTCTTGGCCTTCAAGTTGTAACTCAGCCTTGGCAATCTCGCCTTTCAGTTGGAGTTCCTGTTGCTTGATGGCAACCATAGGATCGGGTGGCTCAGGTTGTGATTGTTTCTTGATAGATTCCTGCATCATCTGATCGATGATAGGCAGCATCTCTTCCCTGTTCGACAGAGACGAGTTGATGTACACACCTTTCAACAGCATCCAAAATGCTGGTGACTCAGGCGGCACAGTGTTCATCATATTGGACATGTTCTGTTGTTCCAACTCACGGGCAACAAGGCTCATGGTGGCTACAACTTTAAACTTGGCATCCAGAGCAGGGTAGCGATCTGGTGCAAACTGCATAAATCTCCATGCAGCCTTGTGAATAAGGGGTTTGGTGAACAGCCTCTCTATGTTAGCCAGAGTACGTTTGGAGCGTTTGATAGCTCCAGACATAATCATGGACATACCCGAGGAAGTTTCGTTCCTGCGGTTTTCACCAATCGGAGTGGCACTATCCATAGCGCCAGTGGCCATTTGAACCATACGCTCCAGTTCACCTGTCTGGTTGAAGGTGGAGGGGTTGACTTGACCAAAGCTAAAGGGCATCAGTACATTCTTGGGATCACCAACAGTGAGTACAGATTTGCCCGGACCTACTTTAAATTTGAAGCCTCTGGCTAGACGGGTGGCGTCCATGCCCATCATCGGGTGTATCGATAATGCCATCGCATCTATGCGACCCCGCATCTCGCTATCCAGAGCTTTCTGCGGGTTGTATCCTTTCTCGCATACACCGCGCCCCCAAAACTCATTAGGAACTTTGTCGTGAGGATAGGCGATGAAACACCGATCCTTCATAATACCCGGATTTTCAATAGCTCTGAGGACTTTGTGTCCGTTGGCTATGGTGACGATGGCTTCAACCATATCATCCTCGTTTTCGAGGACAGTTGGTTTATCAGCATCTTCATCACCAAACAAACTAATCTGTTCTTCCTTATCCTTATCTATCTCTAAAGGAAGTAGCTCCCGAGGGACCAACCCATGATACTCAATGATCATGGTGGAGTCACGGTGCCGTTTAGTCTTCTGTAAAAACTGTTTCTCTAGGGTTTTATTGCCCACCATGGTGTCTGAGAAATCACCTAGACTACCTGCATTATACATCCCATCATCCTGTTTTTTGGATATGGTGTGCTTAGGCACCACTGTGATGTGTGCCATACCCATTGCGTCATCAATGGTACGAGCAGAGGGATCAATTACAAATTCTTGTGGGTGGACAGGAACCAAACTGATTTCAACCTTTTTCTCCACTACAAGTTCTGCTTCTGTGATATGGGTGTCCCCAATAGGAGCAGCGATAATAGTGAGTTCGTCGGTTGAATCAACAACAATCTTGCCAATGCCTGTACCATAGATACAGCCATTCATAAATATTTCTGACATAGCAGCAGGTACACCAGCCGCCTCAAGGTCTTCCTTGAGTTGGTCTCTGAACATACCTATGTCGGTTTTGTCCTCGTCAGTGAAGTTGTCGTCAACGTCAAACCACTTCCCACCACCAAAGGTGGCTTCTTCTAATTCGGCCACGGTGGCCTCAACGGCCTGTGAAAGTGCAGGTGCAATTAGGCGACTACGTTCCGTGTCTCTATTGCGATCCTTCTCGTTCCAGATACCACGCCATAGGCGATAGTATTCGTTCCACTTCTTACGATATTTGGTCTCTCTATGAGTTTCCCACTCGACAAGACGCTCCATTACCCACGATAGCAACATGCCTTCAGTCGGGGAATTGTCCCTGTCAGTAGTTTCTTCTACGTGAATAATCTCAAGATTTGCCATATTTAGTCCTGTTAATAGCCCGCAACCTCGTCAAGGGCTTGATAGTCGTCTTCTTCCCAACCTGTATTATAGTTGGTTATAGCTATTTGGTCGATGTAGGCCAATGAATCGGGGCCATCATCGTGTGCTAACTTGTTGGGAAAGTCCATTAATTGATCTTGCAACCATGGTAGCCATGATGCTCCTTTGCGGAACACAATCTTACCATGTTGAAAGCGACCCTGTAAGGCCCACATTATTCGTTCTTCTTTCTTCTGGCCCCCGTGTCTCAGGGGTTGTATATTCGGATAGACGTTGAGGCGACGCATCTGATCCTCCAGATACGGCATAATGGCGTTCATCAAACTGCCATGCTCAATGCCAACGGCTATTGCCTTGTTTTTCTGTGCTGCCCTGATGATTTGAAGGGATGCTTCCCTAATACTCCACCTTCCGTGGAGCATATCTTGCACAAACCACCCTGCGGGGCTTACCTGCACCACTGCTATGGAGCATTCGTCTAATTTAGTGAAGGCGGACTTGGTCATACCGTCTCCGGTGCCATATCCTGCCGGATCGACAGCTATATAGGTCTCTCCTTCCTCTTCAGGCTTGTCAGCGTAGCGAAAGTCGTCGTGTTTGAAGGCTCCGCCGCCTGCGGCCTCGAAAGAAGCCTCAAATTCTTGTCGAAATGCCTCTGCACTCATCCTACCCCTTGCTTTTTCCAATTCCTCAGGGGAAATTATTGGATTGTCAAGAGAACTGAAGTGAAAAGCCTCCCATTCGTCGTCGTCGTCGGTGCCAGCCTCCTTCCATAACTCCCAGAAGTGGTTTTTACCGGCTGGTGTACCAATGAACAGGGCTTCGCCCCGTGTGTCGGCTAGTGCTGGCCCTATAATCATGTCCCAAACTTCTGGTTTCATGAATGCGTACTCATCGAGCACGACATAAGCAAGTGACACCCCTCGTAGGGTGTCGGGCCTATCTGATCCCTTCAATTGTATAGTTCGACCATTGATGAGAACGATTTTACTAGTATTTTCGTAGCATTGCTCAATAACATCTTGTCCAATGTCTTTGAGCAAACCCCAGATAATATCTCTGGCCTGCTGATAGGTTGGTGCTACATACCAAACCTCTTTACCCCGTAGGGGGATGCCATATCTGTTTGTTTCTTTCAAAGCCTCTATCAACAACGTCACTGCGGATAGATAGGATTTACCTGCACGTCTGCCTGCTGCGACAATCTTAAAACGAGCTAAGCTCTTAAAGACCTGTAATTGTTTTTTATGTAGTTTAAAATCTAAATTCATTAATCAATCATCACTACTCGGCGTCTATCTGAAACTCCTGTAAGTATGGAAGCTAGGAATGGTGTTAATACTAATGGGTCGGTTGTCCCTTGTACATTAATATCATGTGATATTGTCGCCGGAATATCCACGAGTGTAAGTGTGTCTGTCAAGGCAAAAACATTAATATCATGTGCTATATCAGCATTAAAC